TCGCTGAATGTGCCTGATAGTGATTGGTTGACTTGCGTCTCGGTAATCGCGTTAGTAACGGCCTGATCGTTCAGATAAACCTCAACATTGATGGCCTGCTGGTTGGCCTTCTGATAAGAATTGACTGCAGCCATAATCTCCGACATGGCATCGGTATAGTTTCCAGATGGAGCGATAGGGGTAGTCTGTAGAGAGGCTACAGATACGCCGAGAGATGCCGCCGTGTAGGTAAGCAATTCTTGAGGGAGTGTCCAGTTGCGGTAAGGGTTAGGAGCCTCTGGAGTCGTGAGCAATAACTGGCGCAACTCGTTTTGTCGCTTCGTTGCCGCTTCCAGTTGATCAGATAATTGAGTGGCAAGGCTTGCATTACCTTCGAGGATAGCCTTCTGCAATAGCAAGGATATGCGGTCGGTTTCGCTAATCTTACCCTTAAGGGCTGCCTCGATACCGATAGCCTCAAGGTTGAGAGTCTTCGATGCCTTATCTAATGCTGTTTTTTTCTTTGCCTCTGCAAGTGACTTTTTGTCTAAAGCTGCGCGCTCGCGTTCTCGCTTTATTCTTTCTTTTTCTAATTGATTTTGTTTAGCAATTTCAGCCGATGTTGGATAAATACCTACAGGCATTGATCCAAGATAGCCCTGAGTTATTGGAGTTCGTAAAGCTTGATACTCGGCGCCCGTCTTGCTTACATAATCTAAACCTTTTTTGAGAATTGCCAAAGATCCTAAACTTGGGAACATTGCAAAACTACCCTTGCTTACAGGGTTAGATGAACCAACCCCGGGGATCTTATTGAGTTTATCGATCAATACTGCAACGCCCACAATCGCGTCTGATACATAGGTCGAAAAGTCAGCCATTGAATCGGCTAAAGGCTGGACTGTATTACCTTCTCCAGCAAGAAGTGAGAGAGCATCAACCAGACCTTTTCCAATTGTTTCTTTCGCCTCGCCTGCGGCTGTGCTAAGTAATTCCATCTTGCCAGCATAGGTGGTCAAGTATTCAGCATTAGAACCTCTGAACTGATTATTCAGTTTAGCTTGAACATCTGCAAAGCTCATGGTCTTGAGTTCTGCTTGAGATAGACCGAGCGAATACTTGCGAAGTCCTCGGGTCTGCCCGACATAGGCCATGCTCAAGTCATTGACCACAGTTTCATAGTCGACGCCAGAACCGCGTGAGATGTCCAGAGCTTGAGTCAGCAATTCAGTGGACTTAGCAACCGAGCCAGTGGTCTGTAGAAGTTTCTGCATTGATGGTCGAAGCGCGTCATCGGTTACGCCAGATGCCTTAGATAGATCAGCAATAAATTTTTCAATGCGTGGGGTCTCGAACGCGAGTCCTAAATTCTTAACTGATACGGCTAGACGGGAAGCAGCTTTCTGATCGTCAATAAATGCCTTAGCGGCTTCTTTCCCAAAATTGATAACTGCCGCTGTTGATAGACCGATGCCTGCTGCACCTGCTAATTTACCGAATGACTTAGTAAGTCCCTTGATTCCTTTATCAACATCGCTTAAAGCCTTTTTGCCTTTATTCTCGACAACGATCGGGATTCTTAATTCAGCCATTAGTTAGCACTTCCATTAAATTTAGCGGCGGCTTTTTCAAGCGCCTTGATAACTCCAGCCTTGGCCTTGCCTTCATCTTCTCTGTAAGCCTTAAACAAAGCGCGACCTGACATCTTGCCACTACCTTCTAATGGTCTTGGCAAAACTTGTACAAATTTACCTCTGGACTTACGACCTGCCCAATCGTAAATAACGGCAGCAGCTCTCTTACTATGAATCGACACAGTAGAAGACCAGCCTTGAGCGTTAGGCTTAGTCGGTGTCAATTTGTAACCTACGCCGCGACGTGCCTCTGCAGCATCGTACATTGGAAACTTAGCCGTCTTTACTTCATGTTTGACAAATCCAGATGGCATTTGATCGTTCGATGGCAAGAATCCCTTAGCCTTTTTTACTAAAGGCTTTAAGAATCCCACCATTTCCTCACGAGTCTCTTTGTCAAGATCGGGCGAAAATTTCTTAAGGGCTTTGCGAAGTTCGTTAGCGCCTTTTAGCTCTGTAGGCATCGCTTTGCTCCTTCGCTCGGTCTTTCAATGCTGTCAGTAACATCTGAAGCATTGGTGGATCTAAATCAATTAAAGATTGTGGAGGGATAGCCGTCTCAATGCTCAAGCGAGCGATGAGATAGTGGATGCTATCCCTGCCTAGGCCAAAGGGTCGGACTCAGCAACCTCAACACTTTTCAGGGTATCGAGAAAGTCCGGACCAAATGGCTTGACTATGACTCCACTAAGTCTAAGGCCTTCATGGAACAGCGCATAGACATGTTCTTGCTTTTCATCTTCGCGAAACGCACGATGAAACCCTTTTTTAGCGTACAGCTCGAACCAGACTTCCAATCGAGGTGTAACCTCAACATGATGAATTGATCCGTCTGTCATTGTGCCTATTAACTTTGCCATGCTGTGCCCCTTTGTTTTAGATTATGAAGTGGTTACTGCTACTGTACCAGAGACGTTCCAAGTTACTGATTGTGTTGAAAGATCGCCAACTGCACCGTTAATTGGTGTGATGTTGTTGACCAAGCAAGTCATTGTGTAAAGAGGGTTGGTCGCTGATGTTGCAGCAGAAGTCTGCTTAAGTGTAACTGTGGTGTTAGTTCCGAGAACTGCGTTCAATGTCTGAAGTGTCTTAGATGTTGCTTCATCATTGAGAAAGTCGATGGTGATTGAAGATGCCTCAAGGCCTTTAACGAACTTATGTCCGCTGTCGCCCATTGCTGTAACTTCAAGCTCATCGAAGGTGCGGTTTAGTGTAACGCTTGTTACTAGGCTAGAGAGATCAACCGCGTTGACAGTTAGAACTACTCCGTTGCTTAGATATACTGACACGGTTTATTCCTCGTCTTTCTTGTTAAGTGGCTTTGCAGCCGCTGGTTTTACCTGACCGATTTTGATCAGGAATGCTTCTTGTTCTTTTTCCCATTGTGCCAATTCGGTCATGGTTTAACTCCAACTCGTAAGTACGGATACATTGATATTGCAGGTTAGTAGATCACCAGATGCGGCACTCAAGACCGCCGGGGCGGATACCTCTGTGACGTTGTAGGTGTATGAAGATGCAGCGAGCAAGTTGAATACTCGAACGATGTTATCTTCCATTCCGTTAAGGTTACCTTCATTGTCAAGCAAGGGAACCATGACAGAAATAGTAAAGTGCGCCATTGGTGCAACTGTTGCGTGCCATCCATTAGACGGCGAGATATAAGGATCGCTTGGTGCAATAATGACGCTATTAGCGATAGGCGTAGATGGTGGGAATGAGAATACTGACCACTTAGTGTTATCGACTAGAGCTGCTGCAATACCTGCGCGGAGTGTTGAGATGGCGGCCATTAGCCCACCATCGATCTCGGATCAAGATATGGAGCGAGCAAGCCTCGAACGCGAGCGAGCAAGGTATTGCCCATTCTGTAAGGTGAGGGTGCGTAGCCATCAATCGTGACGCCGCCGCTTGATGGAGCTTGGCGAGATTGCCAGATGTCAATTGAGATCATGAGAGATGCTTCTTGAATTGCAGGAACTGTTGTGTAATCTGTGTAAGTCTCAGCTGCTGCGATGCCATAAGGCTCAACTGAGTGATATGGATTGTCGCTAGTGTGTGTCGTGGTAATTGTAAAGGATTGAGTGTCGACACCTGTGATTGTCTTTGTGCCGTTGAACTTAGTGCCTGCACCTGAGATTACGACCGACGCTCCGACGTAGAAGTAGTCGCGGATGTCCTGATCAAAGTAAAGAGTGCCGACTGTGCCTGTGTTGCCGTGAGCAATGATGTACTGCTGATTTTTCCATAGAAAGGGCAATAGGACGTTATCTGAAGCGTCGCAGACAGATTGAAGCGTTGCATCTGCATAGAGTGTTCCCACTCCTAGAGCTGCGCGTAATTCTGCGACTGTTGTCAGACTCATACTATGATCCTTTCTAAAGACTGGCAGGGTAGAAGGGCACTACCCTGCCAGCGACTTAGTGTGGCTTACGCCTTGTTGTTCTTAAATGCGCCTGCGCCGACCTTGGTCGCGATTGCGCCGTAGCCGTAGTAGCCGATTGTTACCTGACCAGCAGCTGTTGATTCTGCGCGTAGTCGGTATGTTGGTGACTCGTACCATGTGTACGCATCTGGATTGATG